TGTTTTAATTTCATCAGATGGTTCTTCAAAGTTATAAAATGAAATACTATCATTAGTATAAGGGGGTCTTGCGGCTGAATATTCTGCTACTAAGTTCTGATTGTTATTATCATATGAAGCTACTTCATCTGGCCATGTAGCTTCTAATTTAGTTACTATAGCTTGGCCTTGTGTTGTACCCACCGCATAATCTACTCTTCCTGAACTTCCACTCATATAAGCAGTATCCATAACCTGAGAAGAATCAAGAGTCATAACTCTTTCGGTTTGAGATTTTACTGAACCTATCATCAAATGATATTCGCTTAATGCTTTCTTTTCGGACCATGTTTCATTTACTTCAATTCCTGTATTATTTAACTCAGATGAAGTTTCTAAATATATTCCATTGCTATCAGTAATTCTTGTAGTAAATCCACTTGGACTTTCTAAGTTTGCTGTATGAGTATAATTCATTATTCAATCTCCACAAAGTTTGTTGTATTACTCGTGCCAAAATAAGTTGCAAAAGAAAAAGACCCGTTCTGGCTCCAAGTTGCCGAGGCAGTAGAAGTGCCATTATTTGCTACAGAAAAAGACATATTACTTTTATACAGAGTTACATCAGGTGAACCCGAATTATTACTTTGTCCTCTCCAAACCTTTATGGTTGTCCATCCAGAATTTGTATATATTGGGCTACCACTTTGAGCTTGAAAGGTTAATGAAATACTTGTACCACTAAAGTTGGCCAGTGAGGACAATCTAGTGGTATAACCCTGAAAAGTAAAATTGGAACTAGCGGCGTGAGTACTACTAGTAAAATACTGACTTGATAAGTAAGTGTGTGCAAGGGCTTGTGAGTGTATCAGTGTAACTATATTTGCTTTTGTTTTACCAAAGAAATCAGAAAACTTTATTTCCCCACTTGTTGGTATACCCGGTGTATCGTGTAATGTACCGCCAGGTGTTCTATAATAATCTGAAAGCGCAACATTACTACTATCAGCTCCACCTATTTCTTCTGCAATTCCGTTATTACTAGTTGCAGTTGTAGTACCAGATATAATTTCTACATCATAAGAAGTACTTGAACTCGGTGTACCTAATGATGTTATTGCATTATATACAGTGCCAGAGGTTCCGTGCCATTCCCACCAGCTATTTCCGTTTTCATAGGAGTCATAAGCTAAATCATCTCTGTCTATTGTCACAACAGTTCCGCTGTTTGTTGTAATTTTAATCTTTTCAAAGGTATTATCGGTGTTAGTAACACTACTACCCGCTAATGCAAATCCAAAAATTCTAGTATTAGTATTTGGGCTAGGTGCTGCATCAGGCAATCCCCATAAAAGAAATCTTATTGTTCTATTGACTGATGAATTATCTGAATATGTAGTAGAACCCAGACTTCCAAATGCACTTTGACTACTATAGCCTCTTTTCTCACCCTGTATTCCTAGAGTAGTATTCATTGGCCAACGTTCATGAATAAAACTACTGGAAAAGTTACTTGCTGTTGAGTTAAATCCATACAGTTCGCCTTGCCACATTAAGTTATTTGTGAACTGGCCATCGCCCGGTCCTTCATTCCTTTGCCTGATGGTAAGGAGGGCATCAAGTCCAGTTGTCATAGTAGTATCGAGTAACTTATTGTCAACAGTCTCTGATGGATTGGTTCCAGCATCTTGAAGCGCTAGTTCGCCACTTGAAATAATAGTCATTATTTAATTATCTCCGTAATTAAATCTTCAAATTGTTCTATCTTTTCTACTCTATTAGGCCAAAGAATATATTCCTTTTCTGGATTCTTTTTTAAATTTGTTAAAAGGGGAAGTATAGAGTTGTAAAGCTTATTTAGCTTATCCTCTAATTCTTGTGCGGTTGCTGAAGCTGTTGATGCCTCAGTCTTTACTGATTGTACGGCTTCAAGCTCGTTTTCATCAACGGCTGTAAACCCAAAATCGAAATCTAATAAATCACTCATATAATTCTCCTGTACTGTTATTTATACATGTAAAGAAGTTAAACTTGCGATTTCTAGTCAGAACATTGTCTTTGCAGTTCTTTCAATGTCTGTATAAGTTCTTCTATTGTACTGGCATCTTGAGGATTCTCTGTGTCAATCTCAACGTTTATTGTTATCTTCATAATCCAATTAATGACCAACCATGATTAGCAATCGCGTTTAGTATAATAAACAAACATGTTGCCATATGTGTTAACCACCAAACGGTTCTTATTGCGGCTATAGTATTGGCCTGTTTATCTGTTTCTCCAACTTTTTCGCCTAGGCTTTTGGCCCAAATTCTCCACCACTTAGCCATTGCCACGTCTAACTAATTCGTTACGTATTTTTTGTTTCTTTTTGTTTGGGGTATTATTATTTTCCAATGCACTTTTTAATTCATCCATAGGTGTAGATTTCATATAAAAGTTTTGTACATTGCCTTTTCGGTCTTTTTGACTCTCTTTAAATTTTACGGGCATTATACTTCTCCAGTTATATGCTTATATATATCTTTCCACTTCCAATACCTTGGAATATCTCCTTCATAATAAGCGTTATGTTCATGAGCTACAAGAATTGAATTAAGTCCAAACTTTGCACCAACTTCAGCATTTTCAGGTTTATCTTCTACCCAGAAACATTCAGTTCCTTCGTATTTTTTAAGCTCTTCATCTTTATCAGCACCGCAAGGTAAATATATAAAGTCATCAAACATTCCTTTACCAAACAATAATTCTAAATTTTGAGTTCTCAATCTTTGAGCATACTTATTATCACTTAAAGATGTAATACAATGAAACCTATATCCATGCAACATATTAAGTCTTTTCATGTAATAGACTGCATCTCTCAAAGGAGGCAAAAAGGCAATAGAGGCTGAATCGTTAAATTCAGCAACTGCGGTTTTTCCAAATTCTTTGTTAAGATTAAATCTTTTTGCAACATTGTATTGCGTGTAATCACTTGTTGGATAACCTTTATGGTTCATCCATTGAGTGAATGAGTATTCCCAATCACATAGGACTCCATCACAATCTACTAAAATTATATTTTCTTTCATTTCATCTCCAAACATTTTAATGAAACACTCTTTCCTTTCCATCGATCACCAATTGATCGATGTGAACATTACCTCTTAAGTCCATAAATCCTTGACTAATGATCAACTCACAAAGTTGATCCCAAGCATTAATGTCTTTAGAGACCGCTAAATCTACCATCTCTTGCTTATACAATGGCACTTCAACTAGTACATTTTCGTTAACGACTAGTCTTCCTTTTATAACATTTTTACTCATATCTTTCCTCATTTATATGTATATTATAACACACAATAAAGGATTTGTACACACTTTTTTGCAAATTATTTAAAATATTTTTCTAACATTTCAAACTTTTCTACATAATCTGCCATCAAACCAAGCTCTTTCTCAAGAGTTTCCATTTGATCTGAATGTTCACCAACTGACACTTGATTACTTAAAATAATCTCTGCGTTCATTTGATGCTTTGCGGCTTGCGCTTGCATATAGTCCATCGATGTCTTTACCATCTGATCTCTAAAATTTTTCATGCTACGAACTCCTCTCCTGGATTCCACTCACAACCGGTAAGACCACCGGCTTGTAATGCCTGTAATGTTCTTAATACTTCATTGGCATTTCTACCAGTATCTAATGCATTAATTGATGCGTGTTGAATTACTCTATTTTTATCGATAATAAACGTTGCTCTATAACAAACTCCATTTTCATCATCTACGATACCTAGCTCATGTGATAATCCTAATCCGCAATCAGCCGCTAAAGAATGTCTGATATTTCCAATCAGCTCATTATCTTTTTTCCAAGCCAGTTTACAAAATTCATTATCACCACTGATACCAATCACATTAGCTTCATCCACTAGCATATCCATACCAGCAATTTCCGTTGGACATATGAATGTAAAATCTTTTGGATAAAAGTAAATCACACTCCAGTCTTTTTTTAATGGCATATAAGGTTCATCAACACTTACTTGCACAAATTCATTTTTTTCGTTTACACCATTTAAAACAAATGGCGGAAACTGTTCTCCTACACTTAACATATTATCTCCTAATTTTTAATTCGTTTTCCATACACTTTCTATGAACAGAACTTATATGACCCATTCCTAATACATTTCCAATATGATCAGTATCCATATCACTAATACTTATATGGCTTAATGGCTGATCTCCATTAATACCATAAGTCCCCCACTTTAAAACTGAAGCTTGAACTTCATGAGGTTCGTTGTCATATAAAGAAAGATCTTTTTGATCTTTATGAACTGATCTTCGAAGATATGAAAGTCCACCATCTACCATATAGTATTTACCATTAGCATCAGTATATTCTTTATAATCGTGCCTATGAGTAGATTCTAAAATAGTACCATCTGGCGTTTGTATTGCGTTTCTAATTAAGTTCATTTAAATTCACTATCCCAATCACCAAATACTTTTGGTGCTTCTTTTGCTGCTTCATCCATATAATAATCGCCTGGATAATGCCTTAAACACCTATATGCTTCTTTTCTTATTGACTTAGGAACTCTTGGAGTTTTTTTTGGGTCCATCAAGTCTCTCAAAAAGATTTCTGTATTTTTGATTGCCCATCTTCGTTCATTCGGCATTGTCATAATTAATGTCCAAAAAGTTTTCTACGTTTATATTCTGCTATAGTACTTAATAGCTTTTCAGTCCAATTATCACGGTGCTCAATAAAGACCTGAGCTCCCTGATCTCCTGCGATTAAGGTTACCAACTGTGTAATAGGCATACCTGTTCTTTCTTCCCACATAATCGCGTATGCAGTTTCTTGTGTAAAATACCCTTCGCAATACTCTTTCTTTTTAGGTTTTGCTGAGGTTTTATAATCGATGATAGATGGTTTACCATTCCATACACCAACACAATCTACTCTTCCTGCTACACCTAAGTGTTCAGAATAAAGAGCAGCTTCTTGAGCATAAACCTTTGTAAGATTCTTATCAAGAATTTCTTTTACTTCCATAAAATTGGACTTAACTACAAGATTTGCGTCTTGGAAATAATCTTCTTCGTTATCAACATATCTTTCTAACACTTCATGAACTGCCGTTCCACGAGTCGAGGCTCTATGAGAAACTCTATTAGCTTCTTCGTCCCCGACTCGTGCTCTCCATCTTTGTATAGCTTCTTCGCTTAAGATTGAAAGTACTGTTGTAATAGAAGGATACTTAACACCATTAGGGGCGGCATATTTTCTGCCAGTATCAGTAGTGTTTGCCACCATGTCATCGTAACCGAGATCAATTGATTCATGTTTAAAGTTTCCCATTTTCATATAATTCCTTTGTCATAATAAAGTCTCTTACAAATCCACTTCGAACAATGTCTTCCCATTTAAATTCGATGTGATCAAAAGAGTTCATGTGTTGGATAATATTAATAAATTCTTTAATACCATCCTGATCACCCTTTCGAGTGAAGCCGATTGATAATAATCACCAGACATAATAAATCTGCAGTCTTCTCCAAGACGTGTGATTACAGAGCATAGTTCATGATAGTTACAATTCTGTGACTCATCAACTATTACTATTGCGTTTTTAATTGTAATTCCTCTTATAAAAGAAGTAGTTAAAAACTCTATTGTCTTTCCTGAAGTCAGTTTTGTCCACGCTTCTTGATCTAAAAATAGATCATTTACAATTGCTTTATAAGGTGCAGTGTATGCGTCTTCTTTTTCTTCTTGAGTTCCTGGTAAAAATCCCATATCTCTTGTAGGAACGGCAGATCTTACAATAATTACTTTTTCATAATCTTTATTAAGTACTGCTTCAAGTGCGAGGTATAACGAAATAAACGTTTTACCCGTTCCTGCTGAACCATCTAAACATAAATGATTTCCAGATGCAAAAGAATCAAATGCTAATTTTTGATTTGCAGTTAATGGCTCTAGCTTTGTTAAATGCTCTAGCTTTAAACGTAACGGTCTCTTATTCATTTTGTATTAATATTATCCCTTAATGATGGTGGTAAACCTTTTTTAATTCTGTCCTGAACTTCCTTCCAGCCTTGTCCAGCCTTTCTTCCAACTGATCCGGACACTTCACCAATAATTTTCGGAGCTCCGACAACTTGCTGGATATTTGGATCTTTTACATATTCTTGCATATCAGAGATAGACATCATTTTTGTTTCAACTTCGCCAGTCTCTATATTTTTAAAATCATACAATGGCATTAAACCACTCCGGTTGTTTACGTTTAGTCCAAACCATCTTGAACCTATTTTGTTTTGTTTGATAAAAATTTTGATACGATTTTACTGCATCAGTTCCGCCTAATCCATGCACCACACATTCTGGATTCGAACTCATAGCTAATTTAAATGGAGTTCTACCACCAGATCTGTCAATATTATTGGGTAAGTTTTTAAGTATATCTCTTAACTTTATATCCGTTGCATGAGTCTTATTATATCTATATTTGTATTCATCGCATAATGCAATAAAGTGTTGATAGTGCCAACTATAATTACAACATCCTTCACGTGTCCATACTGTAGATGGGTGATTGTAATGACATGCCTTATATAGGATATCTTCTCTTTCATCATCTAGGTAAAAATACTGCAGCATAGAACCAGACTTTGAAGGTCTTCGTTCCATAACTCCATCAACCATACGATGTACTGTCGATAGCATTTGAGCAGATTCAACAATCATTTTTACTACATGTTTGTCACACTGTTCTTGTGCCGCTATTGTGGGGTCTTCATTTAGTATAAAAATATTCATAATGTATATTATAACACGCTTTCAATCAAATGTAAACCCCTTGGTAAAAATAATTACCAAGGGGTCATTGCTTATTGTAACTTGTTTATTGCCTCCATATCATCTAGGAAATGATTTAAATGCGCGATCTTTTTTTCCATCTTATATGCTAGCACATCTTTTCCTTTTTTTATTAACTTCTTCTGATAGTATAGTGCCTCGTTTCTGTCTTTCTTTAGGCGTTCAATTTGAATATAACTCATAAGCAATCTCCGGGTTAAGTGAATTGAAAAAACTATCATGATATAGATTGTATCGTTAGGCTCTCCTATTTTGTTATCAAGTTTGGAAATGCGGCCTTAACTAATGTCTTCGTAATGTACTTGTACTTTAGTTTTTTATCTTTGGCATTACAGAAAAGAACTGCATCTTCAGGGTGAATAGCTTCGAGTAAGTCGATAAAGACTGTTTCTCGTTTAAATTGGTTTAGATTTGGTGAAGCTGCCTGGACAAAATTTCTAAACTTCGGATATTCAAATCTAAGTTCTAGAAGCTTTCCTTCAGTGTCAGCTTTTTTAAAAGGCGGTTCGCCTTCAGGTAATGATAACACTATGGCATCGTCTAACGCGATACGCAAAATGTCTTTGAGAGCAGTACAATCATGCTCCTGTAAATACTCGATCCTTTTGTTTTTGGATCCTAATTTATTAGCGGCTGCTAATATTTCTGATATTAATGGTTTATCCATTGTAAAATTCCTCCACGCACTCAATCAATAGGTTGCATCGTTTTTTTATTAAATAGTTTAATACTTTCATTTTCATTGGGACTTTTTGTCCGTTAAAAGTATTTATAACCTCGTTCTGAATAGATTCTGGTATTTCGTTTAGATCAATCAATGTTTTATTTCTTTGATAGTTTCTATACTCTTCTTCTGACATAACTTCTTTTAAGTTATCTATATTTTCAGCCCAATGCTGAATTTTCTTTTTGGTCATTGGTGATTGTCTAATCTCATCCATGATAGCATTATCTGGTGATAAGATATTAGGAATACCGTCACCTTTATCACCTTTACATATATGCTCAAAGCAATATGTCCTAGGATTAGGATCAGATACCATTTTCTTTTGAATAGGTGAGTATTGTTTTACATTGTTGTATTTGTGGAGTTGGATAAAATCTTTATCCGAAGATATGATCATCACTGGTTCATGTTGACCAAATTCTTGAGTTTGCATTGCGAGCGCACCGATTACATCATCGGCTTCACAACCTTCCATATGAATAACTTTATATGGTAAGTTTTCTCTAATTTCTTCTCTAACCAAATTTAATATCCTAAAAATTTCAGTCCAATCTTGATCTGATTCAGATCTATTCTTTTTACGATGGGCCTTATACAACGGGAAATAATCTTTTCTCCATGTATTCATTCCGTCGGCACAAATTACCATTTGTCCATATTCATTACGATATTTTTTGTTGTACATACGAATACTATTAAGAATCATATGTCGTATCATATTTTCATCATTTAGTTTCTGTACTATAATATTAGACAGCGCAATCTGGCTGTAGTCAAGTAAAATCATTCTTTTGCTTCC